CGGACTCAATGCGAAGAATCGGAGGGCCGCTCACGTTGTCAGGGTTAACGGTCGGAATCTGTACCGGATGCCCAACGCGCATGAAGGTGATATACCGCCTGTCTTTTGGGCAAGCCGGGATAATCACGTTGCGGAAGATGGGGTGAGGCTGCTCGAACGAGCGTTTTGACACGGAATGAATGTAAACCGTGTATTCGGTGCGCCTCAACTGGTCAGGGTCAAGGTAGTTCGACACCTCTGAGGCGTGTGGCCCGTTCATAATCGGACCCTTTGTGATGCGCCCACTGTTTTGCGAAATGATCGTCTGCGTTGCCATTTGTCCGTCCTTTCCTTAACTGAATTACCCAAGTTTGGCGCGAACGAAGCAGTCTTTTGCTTCGAGCAATTTGCGAAGACCTGCCGATTTCTCTGGCCCGTCAGGCAATGTGGCATCAATGGCGATGGCCATCTCGCCAATAGGTTTGCTGATTTCTTGCAACTTCTCAGGAAGATGCGCATACGTGAAATACTTCAAAATTGGGCTACTCATAATTTCTCCTTAGCCTCAGGCAGCGATGCTGCCAACCTTCAGTCCGGGCTGAACGCGCCCGAACGTCTTGAGCATTTCGCTCATTTGCCGCTGAATCAGCCGTATCCTGTCGTCAATCTGCGAAGGCATAACCTTCCGCTTTGCCGCGTGGAGTACGTCCGCTATCTTGTCGTCCTGATGCTTCTCTTCCTTCTCGTTCAAGGTTCGCAGCATCTTGAGCCGTGCCTTCATGTCCATCTTCTGCCCCTCAAGGATGCAGGGAATCAGCAAATCGAAAATCCAGCCGTCCAGGTGGTAATTGTCCACTCGGAGCTTGCCGTCGCGGAACGCTTGCGAGTTGAGTCGATAGGCAATTTCGTATCTGCCCTTAAACGGGTACTCGCCCAGCGTCTGTAGCCCGGTCTGCTCATCGCGGTTGTCGTAGTAGTACGCTGCGGGTGTGCCATAATCCTCCGGCGGGTGCCATTCGAGAATCATCCAGCAAGGCATCCCGCGACCGCTGAAACTGGAATTCGACAGCGGCAGCTTGCGGTAGCCGAAATATCCATCTCCCTGCGGCTTCGGCCATATCCCGCCAGCCGTGTACATGGCAGTCTGACCCCAGGCAATGATGAAATTCGGCTCCCCGAACCTGTTGACTCCAACGTGCCGCGTCAGCAGGTCTTGAAACGCTTGTGGGCATTGCCGCCGCTCAACCTCAGGCACAATGCCACCCCCGAATGTCCACACTCCACACCAGCGCGTATTCGTCCGCGCCCTCATCATCGAAATGCTTCTCTTCGGCGAACCGCGAAAAACTCGCCATCGCGCCAAGCGGAGGCATCTCATTCTTGCTCGAACCAACCGCAGTCACCACACCACGCGATGCTTGCTCCTGCGCTATCTCAGGGCGAACGATAAGGCCCTCTGGCGGCTTCGGCAGTCTCTTCACGAGCACACGGTCAAATGCGGGAACGAACCCCGCCACGGTGCCGTTAACTTCCACTGGTGCTGGGTCGGGAATCTGAATCTCCCCCTCCGCGTCTACCTTGCGCTTGCTGATTGCTTCCATTTGAGTCCGTCCTCTCAGGGTTTGTGCGGGATGGCGTTCATACAAACAACCACCCCGCGATTTAGTTGCAAATCCAGCTAAGTGCTAGATTTGAATGGTACCTGCGTTTGTGACAAATAATCCATGCCGAGGTGCTCGATTGCAGATTTGACCCCCCCACTCATAAACGAACATCTTAGAAGTGAGGTAAGTACCGCCGCCAGAGGTGCCGCCGACGTTGGTTCCGGTATCGGGAACAGGCATCACAGTATTGCCGCCGCCGAAGTCGTAGAGACCAACGGGGCAAAGCTCGCCGAGCGACCAGTTCTCAGGGAACAGCAGGTCGGCGCGACCAGGCTTGGCAGTGTTCGAGTAGATGAATGGCTTGTCGCCGAACTCTTTCGCAACTCCAGGCCGAGCGCGGTCAAAACCTTCGGCCGTCCTGGGTTCGCTGTTCTGCGTGATGAGGGTTGAATACCACTGGCTTGCAATGGTCGCAACCTGTTCAGGCTTGCCATACCAGATGCCCTTGTCCAGTTCTTCCGCATCGTCGCCCAGTGCGCGGGTCAGGAGGACGAACGCCCTCTGAGCAACGGATGGGGTAATCTGCGAACCGCCGAGGTTGATGACAGGCGTGGACAGACGGCCAGGATAGGTTGCCATCGACAGCCCACCTTTGGTGCCAGCGTTGCCGTTGGTATTCCAGTATGGGATGCCGAGCACGGATGAACCCACAGCGCCGGATGATCCGGCAACCATGATGTAGTCGCCCACCGCAGTAGCGCCACCAGTGGAGGGGAGAACGGTCGAGAACCAGAGTGTCTGCCCAACTACGTCAACGAAAGAGATGGTCGCGTTGCCGCGAGTCGCTCCGCCTTCGGCCGGGAAAATCTGGACAACCTGCTGGTCAACAAAACAAGCCGCGCACTGGATTCCAGTGATGTAGCTGGTCGAGTTGCCAGTTCCAGAGTTGCTCGAAACAGTCGCATTGGCCGGAATCTGGTCGAAAGCGCCGGAACCGTCGCCATTGAACAGACCTTCGATACCGTTGTAGAACTGTTTAATACTGCGCTTGATTTCCGTCTTGGTGAACGACTCGACAGCGCGTTCTGATCCATTGGTCGCCATCTCAGCGAGGCGGGTGTACTGGGTGACGTTGAAAGCCCAGATCGGGGCCATTGCGAACGCGGCAGTCTGCGAGCCAGTGCCGGAACCGAGCGCGGAACCGTCGCCGGTGCCGACTGAGATGCCGGCAGCGCCCTGAACGATCATCGGTTCGCGCCAAGCTGAGCGGGTCGTGCCCGCTGCCTGAGTCACGTTGGCGATGTTGACTTTCTTCGCTGACTTGTTGAGTTCGGCGTAAAGGCCCTTGAAGGTGGGCCACAGGAGCGCGATTTCGCGTCCTACATTCTCAAGCTCAATGCTTTCGGTTGCAGCTTCATTGAGAGTTGGCATTTGATGCTCCTAGAAATGAGATTCGGCTTTCGCCGTCCTGCATTCCTGGAAGCCATTAGCTTTAAGGAGCGTTGCACTCCTCTTCCGGGGTAAAACTGTATCCTTTTAGCGTCAGGGAGACGGGACTTTTAGAGCAGTCACGCTGGAAAGATGTTACCACAAGTAAAGTGCCGGTCTTTCCCGGCTGTCAGGATTATATCGTCTCCATCCCGCTGGCCCAACGCCCCGGTATCCCGGTCGTACCAGAATTCCATTCTACCGCCACTTGCGAATTCCGCCGCTCTTCAACGGAGCCTGTCCATTCAGAATCATATCGCCCAAGTCCTTGAACCCTGCCTTACGCGCCGCTGCCAGTCCGCGTCCGCTGTAGTCGATTTCGTTCGGAGACGGCTCTTTTCCCGCCTGAACGGAAACGGCAGCGGGTGATTTTGTGACGGCTGTCACAGGTGTTTTGCTGCTGGCGATGCGGCTCCACGGCGGGGTTTTGAGCACGGCACGGACGGAAGCTTCGGCGTTGTCGTCAGTCCAGCGGTTGGCGTACTCGGTCCACTTGTCGTATCCCTGCCGCTGCTTGGCCGGGGCGATGGTCTTGTAATCGGCGTGCGCGTTGCGCCGCTGTTGCAGGTCGTTCCACACAGCTTGCCGAAACGCGCCCATCTCGTCTTTGCTCAGGCCGAGCTTGCCGATGATAGGCTGCGCTACCTTATCAATTGCAGGTCCAGCGTGTGACACCACATCGTTGTAAGCAGCCTCAACCTTCTGCGATTGCTGCCCTTCGTCGCGCTTGGCAAGTTCTGCTTTGAGCCGCTCAACTTCCGGGTCCGCCTTCGCCTGTTGCTGCGCCGCCTGTCGATTCCCCGCCACCCACTGAATCAACTGGTCGCGCAACTGCTGCGCCCGGACCGTGTCGCCAGCCTCGTACAGATTCACCATGGAATCGAACGCCTGCGGGAAGCCCTGCTGGTCAAGAAACCCAATCGAACGCGGCGCAATGAATCTCTCGTACTCTTGCGGCTTGGAAGCTGCGAACTTGTCCAGCATAGCGGGCATGAGCTTCGGCATACCGTCAGGAGCCTCTTCCCACATCCTCGCCACTACAGACGTGTCGCCAGCAGAGAGAGCCTGGTCAATCTGCTCAATCTCCGAGATGGTTGCCTGCATCTGCGTAACACCCTCGCGTCCGCCGACAGCATCCAGCATGGCCTTGACTTCGCGAGCTTCGCGCACGGTCGGATAGACCTGCTCATAGCCGCGAGCCTTGCCGCTGGTGTCATACAGGAACTTGATGCGGTCCAGTTCCGCCTTCTTCTCAACCGGGTCCGTAATTGCCTCAGCGCGGCGGCGCATGTCCGAGATGTGCTTCTTCAACGCGTCCGGCTGGTGGCGGTTGTCTTGGCGGTCGCCTTCGCCCTCTTTGATATTTGGCTGGCCATCGTCCGCGCCTGTTGGCTCTGTTGATTCCCCCCCATCAATATCGCTATTGACTGGCTCTACGACTTCCGCAACTGCTCCAATTCCGTCCTCTGCCATTGTTCCTCCGTCCTAACTGATTGGCTTGCCTACTACCTTGGTTGTGCGCTCTATCTCGCTGCCCATCGGCCCGATTCCCTTTTCGGTCGTACTGACCTCGTGAGGGGCAAGAGCGTCCTGCTGCTGAATCGCTTCCGGCGTGGTCGCAATGCCCATCTTCTGGAGCGCCGAAGTCTGCGCCTGCGGGTCCAGCTTATCTACCGCTACCGTCATGCTCGTCTTTGGCTGAATCGGCTGCTGCTGCTGAACTGCCAACTTCGCCGCGCTTGCCTGATGCTGCTGCCAATGCAAATGCAGGTTCGCAAAATGCTGTTGGTCATCAGGATCTTTGCTCGATGCCAGCCGCCGCCCTTCCGCCGAATTCATCATACGGAGGCATATCAGCGCCTCAACCGCATCGTTCTCGCTTCCGTCACCGCGTACAGGCACACTCGAAATCATCGGCGGTGTCTGCTGCATCATCTGCTGGCCCTGCTGCAACGCCTGGACTTGTTGCGGGTCCGGCTGCTGACCCATCTGCACGGCCTGTTGTAACGCTTGCGTCCCCTGCATCACCAACTGTTGCAGCTTCACAAATTGCGGGTTGTCGGTAGGCGCGGTCTTCAACAGCACATCAAACTCAGCCTGTTGCTTCTCAACCGCATCCACGCCCGGAAGCACCATCCCCGGAGGCCTAAACTTCTTTGCCGCCGCCATGTTCTGAGGGTCGCTCTTGATAGTCGCCATTGCAGGGTCAGGGTCGCTCATTGCCTTCTCCCACGCTGCCTGACGGTCTGCCCACGATTGAGGCGAGTCGGACATACCATCTGCCCGTGCAACTCCCGCGCCCATCTTCATCTTCCCTATCTCTGCGGTAATCCTACCCATCCCCGGATAGTTCGAGTCGAACTTCGCCGATTCTGGCTGCACTCTTGCGTTCCATGATGCGGACTGCGTGTTAATATTCGCAAATCCCTTCAAGATGTTCCGCCACGCCTCGCCAAAGCTAGACTTCGCGTTCTTGTCCTTGCGGTTGTACTCGGTCGCGGTCTGCTGCGGATCGTTCGGGTCGCCGCTCCCGCTCATCGACTGTTGCGCGTGCGTCAACTGCTCTGCCAGCGGTCCCGATATCCAGTCGATGAACGCGGTAATGTCTGGCGTCCCACTCGTTCCCGGAATCTGCACCACCGTATCCGTCGCAGGACGCTGACCCGGTGGCATCAGGAACGGCTCATACACCCCAGCCCTGACGCTGGATGACCGCATCTTGTCTACGTTCCAAACGCCGGAGTCCAGACCAACGCGGGTAATTGACTTGCGGCAGAACTCATCCCGCAAATCAACCAGCACGTTCAGCCGCATCTGCGGTCCCGCAAAACTCTCGGTCAATGCCCGCCGATTCTGCCCGTTGCCGCTTCTTGCGTGAAACTCGGTCAGAACCTCATCCATCGACTCATTTCGTACCCACGCCAAGGCACCAGACTCATACGCGCACAGCATCCCCTTCGGGAAGTTAGTCCAGAACCACGAACGCTGGTCCTTCGCGCACGAATCGTCCATATAGAACGATGGCCGGAACCATACATAGGTTTCAGTCACGTCGCGCATCAGACTGTCGCCCGTAGCGAACTGGCTCTGCATCGCCATCTGAACTGATTGTCTTGCCAGCCTGTCGAGCTTCAACTCGGCAATACCCATGTCGCCCGCTGTAATCTGTTTAGCTATCCAAGGGCATTTTGCTTTGGCAATCGAAATGTCGATCTCGTGCGCCAGAATCGCGTAGGCCCATTCAGTCTTGGATTTCGCCAGGATGGGGACTTTGCGCGACAATTTGCCATAGATATTGGTGAGGGTACGAATCTTAGGCCGCTTCGACTCCGCTGCATTCTTCGCATCTGGGTCCAGTCCGTCTTCCGTCTCAGGCACCACGTCTGGCGCATTGTCCTCATAGCCCCAATGCTGAGCATCGGCTACAGGGCGCGTGTACCCAACCACCGTCTCATCGGTGCAGAAGTACCGCCCAACCTCGGCCTGCAACTCGCCGTAGTTGTTCTCCTCTGCCATGAAATGCTTCAAGCTGTTGGCCTGTTGCGCGTAGACCTCATCGTCAGGATCACCTGGCTTTTCAGGGTAGAACGTGCTGGACGCAATATCGCAGGACAACAGACTCGTAATAGTGTCGTTCTTTTCGCCAATGACGTTCGTATCGTGATAGTTGCCTGACTGTTGCGCCCCGTACATGCCCAGTGACGACGTACTCCGACCGTAGAACGGCTCCCAGCCGCCTCCGCTTGTCGTCTTCATCCGCTGTAGGCCACGGTCAAGCAACTCCAGCATCCATGCGCCCTGAATCTCTATCCGGTGCGGAACCGAATCCGCCTGTGCCGCCACGCCAACCATCGCCTTGATAGTGTTTTTCTGCTCGACCGTCAACTGATACTCGCCGTCTTTGTCCGTCCACAACGGCTGGTCGCTCACATCAAACGCAGCAAATGTCCCCAATGGAAGCGATTCAGGGTCAAACTCGTCCATTTGCTCAATATCGTCGTCCAACTCAGGCGGATTCTGGAGTTCGTTCTGGTCAGGCATTATAGGTCGTCCCTCTGCGGGCCTGTGCGGGGTTCCGGCTCGCTTTCGCTCAATATCGGACAGCCGTTAGGGTAGACGGTTTCCCGCATCGCCGGAAAGTTCCAGATGCGCTCCCAACCCTTGCGGTACTCGTCCGTTATCGGCTTCTGTCTCTCAAATTCCATCAACGTGTACCCAATCCGCAATGGTCTTCCGCGCTGTGAACAGGTGCGTTCTATATGCGGAATCCAATTCATCCTTTAGCGCCTCAATGGGGATTCCCGCTTTCAACGCTTTACGCAACAATGCGTATACCTCATCGAGTTGAACGCGCTCATCAGGAAGGATTTCCATATCAGTGCTTCCATTTTCCCATAGCCAACGCCAGCCGCGCCCGCTTCCCCGCAGTGCCGCTGTCGCCCTTGTGCTCCTGCTCATACGCAGCGTTGCTCACGCCTTCGCGCTTCGCAGCAGCAGTCATGGCCCCCTCCTTGATATGGAAAGAGCCTTTCTTGCCAAGATTCACGGCCTTTGTCCCGTACATCGCTGGACTCCTTATTTCCCCTCTGGTCGCTTGTCCCAGCCTTTGTATATGCCAAGAACTTCGGCCACGTCATCAACGTGCAGGCAGTCAACCATGCACGCATAGTCATTGGGAGGCTGAATGGCGGCGATGTTCCCGTTACAGTAGTCGTTGCCCGGCGTCGCGCTGTGTAGCACGCCGAAGGCTACCACTTCCCCGCCTTGCAGCTTGACAATTTTGTCGCCGTTCTTTGCTTCACGTCCGTTGCGATAGTGCATTTCTTCCTCCTATTCGTACTCAGGCTCATGGTCCTCGGACGGCTCGCCCTGCTCTTCGCCAAGGAACTTGTCCAGATGCCCCTTCAACTCTTCTAGGTTCTGGCTATCATGCTCTTGGCCGCTCTCGTGAGTCGTCGTGTGATGCCCTTCGGGGTGATGCACCGTATGCACAGGCTTATCGTCCTGCTCAGGCGTTTCCATGTCTTCCGGTCCGCCAGGCTGTCCAAGAGGGTCAACCTTCGGCGCAGTTCCCGCCTTCATCGAAAGCGACCTGTTATGCGCCATCATCGGCGGACGATTCGTGAACTTCTTGCCGTCCGTGCTCATGTGTGCCATCTGTCTGCTCCTTCATGTACATCTTGATTAACTCTGCCTGCCAGTCGTCCGGCCCCTCGAACGCAGGGACAACAGGCGGGGCTTGACTCGGCTGGAACTGTTGCGCGAACGCCGCACCCGAAGGCGAACCGAACGGCATCAGCACTGCACGCATTCTATCGCACTCCAGTTTCACGCTCGCCAACTCAACACGCAACTGCTTGATTTGCGCCTGTTTATCGTCCAAAAGTGCCGTATAGTCCTGTCGCTGCTCAATGTGACGCGCCTCAAGCCAGCCAATGTAGCGAGACGAGGTGAGCCAATCGATAAACAGTTCGCGTATGGTCAATTCCGAACCGCCTTCTCTATCAGCGCCTCGTTCTGTTGCGCCTTTGCCCGAATATCCTCTACGCACTGCCGATACCCAGCCTCGCACAAGTCCGAGATGCAACGCTTGATTGCATCCTCCGGCCAGCCCTGCTGCATCAGCCGCTCACGCCAGTTCGCCACTATGCGCTGTGATTCAGTCACGCATCCTCACTCCCAGTTCTCCGGCGGCCGCTCTTCCGCCCTTGCGCTTAGCTTATCACGCTCCTGCGTCAACCTGTAACGTAACAAATACTTCGCCTGTTCATCCGTCTGTGCCTCTACCCGCTCCCTATCCTTCTCCTCCTGCGGCTTCGGACGCGTGCCCAACTCCCCGAACAAGCCAAGCGCTACAGAGTCGTAAACGTCATCTCCCTTGGTATCCACCTTGAGCACATCCTCAAGGTTGTCCTCATCCCGCGTACACTGCGGTAGCGCCTTGATCGTCTCGGGGCAGGTGTCCAGAATCACGAACTGCCGAGTCTTAATCAGGTGGTAGAGCAGCGTAGCCCGTCCTACCCTGTCCGTCGTTGCCCGCGTCAGTGCCGTCAGCCCTCTGTCCATCAGATACTTGGACAGTTTCGCAGCCGGACTCTCTGCCTCCATCTGCTTTGCAAACTTCTCATGACTGAAATAAGCAGCCCGGTAGTCGCAGCCCTTGCGCTCACCCCTGTCACGCTCACTCGCGCCAGGCAGTCCCATCCGCGTCATACGCTCAACAATATCCGCCATCTCTATATAATCGCGCCCTCTATCCACATACTCGCGATATTGCACCGTCTTGAGGCTGTACTCGCCGCCAGCACGCCGGACCAGCGCCTTAGTAAACCAGACAACCGAGTTCCAATGCGCTCGGCCCCAGTCCCAGCCCAACCACCTCGGCTGCCAGTACTGCCAGATGATCGCGTCGGGGTCATCGCGCAGGTTAATCACATCATTCGCCGGGTCAAAACAATCGAAGTACTGCCCAACCGTCGTATCCAGCTTGCCGTCCAGTAGCTTCTCGCGCAATTCCTTCGGCATGGCGTTGAGACGCGCCACGATGCCGGGATCTTTCGCCAACATGTGCGGGTTGTCCATGATTGTGCTGTGGACGTAATCCCAGTCGAACGGGTCATACTCCAGCCGCCAGTCTGCGGGCTGTCTCGGGTCTGATGCAGGACCGCGTACGGGCGACCAGATGCGCCCGTGCTTATCAGTCTTGCTACCCTCCGGCTGGCCATCAGGCTTTTTGAGCACGAATCGGTCGTTGTACTCGCCCCAATATGCGCCGATCGGGTTCGTGGCTCCCATCATGCACGGGATCGGCCAGTTGCCATCAGCATCAGGCGCACACTCTGGGTTGACTCTGTTGCGGGCCTGGAAGAAATCCCACACTGATAAGGGGATGCCGCCGCACTCGTCCAAGAATATGACAGGGAAGGATGAGGACTGATACGCCTCCATCTCCCTCCAAGTGAAGTACCGCATATGAGAGAAAAACAGCTTCGAACCGTTGTAAAAGGTCGCTATGTGCTTTGTTTCGTTATAGCTATACAGGTCGCTCGGAACGTACGCCTTGAAGTTGGGGATGTTCGAGCGCTCCAGCTCCGGCATCGTGGTACGCAGGATCAGCGCAAAGCAGCCGGGGAAGCGCAGGAGATAATCCGTCACGATCTCCATCATCGCGTCGCTGGACTTGCTTGAGCCCGTTCCGCCCACCCTAAGCCGATTGTGAGCAGGTGACTGCCTGATAATGCGGTTCTTGGCAGTCGGCTCCCAAAGCTTCGACACATCCAGCACTCCGCCCACAACCGCCGGGTGTGCCATTAGTCCCCATCCTTATATATGCACATTGCCGCCCCCAGTATCACCTAAACACGATTATCGGCGATCTCCACCGCGTAGAGCGTATCCACCGCTAATCTTCCCACTCTGGCTCGCCCGCTGTCAGTGCTGGGGCATCCTTCGTCGGCGTTGGCAGCATCACCGTTTGGATGCCGATTGAGCCGGTGTGCTCTAGCTTGTCGCCGTATACCTTTGGTGCGACCTTGCTCGCATACCATTTGCGGGCATCAATCTGGAGTCTGGATCGCTCTACAGCATCGCCGATGACGATCTCTTCGCTGCCATCTGGCTTGATCGTAATCTTTCGCGCCTCAACTGGCGTATCTGCCAAGTGGATGATTTCGCTTGCATAATGTTCAGCCTGGTATTCACGCGCGCGCGCGTATTTCTCGCGAAAGCCTTCGTGTTTCTGCAGCCACTTGTAAATCGTCCCCTCTGCTGGATAATTGGGATCGTTCGCAATTTGCAGGACAGATCGTCCAATTGCAATTTCGTCACAGATCGCGTTTGCGATGATTTCGCTGTAATCGGACGGTCTACCGATTTTCGCCATAAGTGCAAGAACCTCAAAGCGATTTTAGCATTAGGGGTGTTTTTAGGGACACTGCGACCTTAAGCATGGCGGGCGCTGATTAGCTTTGCGGCGCTGTGTTCTATGCGTAGCGTTCTATCAGGTCGTTAATTCTAATAGACTTAGCTCGTCGCTCTGTTCCGGGCTTCCGCCCACCGCGTTTTCGCAGGGTCGATGCTCGTTTGTCGCATCGGGAAAAGCTCCCAAGGTCGGCGAAGGAATTCAAACGTGAGCACCGCTGCTCAACTCCAATATACACGACTAGCAATTCAGCAGCCAAAGATATTCACAGGATTTGCACAGATAATCGCACATTTCGCTTGCATAAGTTCGCAATTGTGCTATTCTGTATTTGCAGTGAGAGGAGCCTCAAATGAGATATGAAATCCAGTCAGAAGCGGGCGACGGAATTAATGGCACCATCTACGCAACCGAAACGGGAGCAATAGAAGCGGTCAGCCGACACTTTGGGGAAGAGTGCTTTGTGAGTGATAGTGCAGGCAGCGGCCACCCCGACGGGTGTGGCGACACTCTTACGGTGAGTGACTGCGATGACGATGTTGCAAATATCGTGACTATACCAGCATAACGGCGGAATGCACACAACCGGCAACGGAGCGTTGCAAATGGCTATGGAGAATCTCATGGATCTTATCAATTACGAACACTCAGTTTCTTGCTCGCAACTAGCCGATGAATACAGATATCGGCAGTTGGCGCTTAGTGCTCTTGATGAAAACCATCTGGGCAGCAATGCTGCCTGGGTAGAGTTGCGCGCTTGGCATAATGCTGAGCGTCGTCAGCTGAGCGAGCTACACACTGCCAGGGTGCAGACCTGGTTCGATTGCAATCAAACCAGATTGCAGTCGTTGCAGTAACGTATCACCCGCACCATCAACGGTACTCAACCGCATAAGGAGCAGCAAAAATGAAGACCAAAGCACAGCTTTTCAAGACGGCCATTGTGGATACACATGATTCGATCTTCGACATCGGGACAGTGGTATCCGTTGAATTCCTCCGCAAGTTGGGCGGGATGGTCACGTATCGCTGCACACGCGGCGAACAGGTTCAGGCACTCGTGGAATGCGATCTGAAGGGATTCGTGCTGTGATGGCGCAAACCTATGCATCTGCACTCGCTACCATACGCGCTGCCAGCAAAGAGTTTCGCCGCATCCAAGCCGCTTACCGATCTGGGGAAATAACCACAGTAGAGTTCCTCGCAGCACGCGAAGTTTACTTGGCGTGCGAGCAAACCTTTGATGCGGATTTCCTCGCCGAACAGGGCCGCGACATCCCTAAGACCGCCGATGCAGCCGCACAAGAATCCAGCGGGTATCCACTGTTTTAACCTCCACCGCGCGGTCCTTGCCGTAAGCTGTGCGTCCGGTCGATCACCGGCAAGCCAGGCGAAAGACGGCACCCATTCGCAGGACGCTTAGAGTCCTGCCACGCGCCATCAACACCGAAAGGAAATCATGAAAAACCCACCGATGGAAGCACAAGCCTTTGCCAAGTGGCTCAACAATGAAGGCGCTTGCCGTGAATCTCTCAAGTGGCAGCGCGTGAAGGCTGACACCATCAGGACGCTCATCCCCTACCCTCTTAAACAACCGACAGCGGAGATGCTGTAAAAGCCGAGAGGATGGAGGCATGAACTACCGCGCCGCATGGAACCTCGCAACGATCCCGTTAGAGCTGCTCTATCGGGAACTGGACAGCCGCACCGCCGGAATCAAGCGCAAGACGGCAGGCAGGCCGCTCACACTCAAACCATGCCCCAAATGTGGGCGCAACCTGGGAGCGAGGCAGCGGAAGCTGGCCTGTCCGCTGCATGAAGAAAGAGAGGAGGCACCATGCAAATAATCGCAGAGATCGAAGGTGAGCGAATCAGCGCGGAGGTTGACGCGGACGTTTTTGTCGAGTTGACATACACTGACTGGCGGAAGATGTGCGACGAGCAGCCATGGTATGCCCCATGTGAGCAGCAAACCGCACAGGAGGACCGTGGCGGTCCTGCTGAGGCACTGATGGGGTGGATGTGTGCATTTGCGGTATGCGCGACCGTGTGGGGCATCGTGGCGTGGTTTTTGTGGAGGTAATGCAATGAAGATCAGAGACATTCGGCTAATCTGGCACGGGCCGGGGTCTGTGACCGTGGAAGTTCACCACGCGTCGCTGGCAGAGGCCGTCGCACCACGCGCATCCTGTAAGCCGGGGCCGGGAAGGTCGAAAGGAATCCACGCGCAAGATTGGAAGTCTGGCAACTGCAAATCAGCACATCACCGCTCGTGTTTCTCACTCGCCTGTACGTGCGAGTGCCATTTGTACAAAGAATAGCGCACACAAGACGGCAGCAAATCAGATAACCGATACCGCAACAGCAACCGAAGGAGAGAGAGACAATGGAAGTTCCGCAGAAAGCGTTAGATTGCGTCCACGGCTCAGAGCCGAACGACTGGCATCAACACTCAAACGGCGGTGGATGGGTATACAAAACTGCGACCGTCGAACCGTCCGCTTATTTGGGCAGCGACGCTTGGGTGTACGGCGACGCTCGGGTGTTCGGCGACGCTCGGGTGTTCGGCAACGCTCGGGTGTTCGGCAACGCTTGGGTGTACGGCGACGCTCGGGTGTTCGGCAACGCTGGGGTGTACGGCGACGCTCGGGTGTCCGGCAACGCTCGGGTGTTCGGCAACGCTCGGGTGTACGGCGACGCTCGGGTGTCCGGCGACGCTTGGGTGTACGGCGACGCTCGGGTGTTCGGCAACGCGCAGGTGTTCGGCGACGCTTGGGAAACATCCCCGCTCTATGTCCAAGGCTCGAAACACTCCGTCACCATGTGCAGCCGCACTGAATTGCAAATCGGTTGCGAGCGCCACGATTTCGCATGGTGGAAGGAAAATGCGGTACACCTCGGGAAGTCGCAAGGATACACACCTGCTGAAATCAAGGAGTACCTTCGCATCATCTACTTTGCGGCACGAATGGCTAAGTTTCTTCCGCTCGCACCGAAGCGGGAAGCCTAGCAGACAGCCCTAGCCACGCGCTAGGGCTTTTCTGCGTCAGGCCACCTTGCGGCTGGCCGACAGGCCAAAACCAAAAAGTAAAGCTGGCAAAAAGCGAAAACGGAAAGCAGATAAGAATGCTCGTGATGGTGGCCAACAACACCGGGGTTAAAGTCGGTT